CCACGAGCTCTCAAAAACTTATTAACAAAGTCCTCTGTGTTATTTCCTAATGCTTTAATACCCATAATCAAACATCCGTATCGCCGTTGACAATGAAGTTCACGGCAGAACCAATACCTGTTCCACCTGCATCTGGTGCATTAACTTCTACTGTCAAACTATCATGCGTGGTCATCACAATCGGATATGTTGATTCAAAGAATGTTGTTTCGTTTGGTGCAAGGTCAATTCTTAAGAATCTATTTGCCGTTACACCATAACCAGTTTCTACTGGTGTTGTATTTGGGTTAATATATGCAGAAACTCTGGCAGTCCCAAGACCAGTATTATGAATAATAATGTTTTTAAGATAGGTGGTGGATGCAATTCCAACTCCACCAGCAGTTTCAGTCACTCCGACAGTTAAGATCCCAACTGTTGCAATCCCAGTGACTGATGTAATATCTAATAACTGTGTCTTTTTGAGCGCCATTTTACTGTTTTTCCTTTATTTATTAAATGAACAGTGATGCAGTGATATCAAGAGAGTCACCACCTGCTGGAAGATTGGTCAAGTTTGCACCAGAACCATAGAATGTTGCTGCAGTAACTGAACTACTAACAGAAACATTAGCAGCAGTTACAAGACCAACAAATACAGCATCTCCACTAGAGGTGATAGATCCACCAGCACCAGCAATTCCAAATTGAATATCTTCACGGAATTCTGAATCACTAAAGAAAGTGGAAACTCCAGTGACTGTGAGTCCACCACCAACAATAGTAACTCCACCTGCAAGAACATCAACACCAGATCTTGCAGTTACAATACCAACAGAATCAATATTTTCTACATCTTCATAAGAAACTTTTCCTGAGAATGTAGCAGCAACACCGACTAAGTTGTTAATTGTCAGGTCAGGTGTGCCAGCAAGATTATATGATGTGGTTGCAAAAGCAACTGATGTTCCTGCACCTAAGAAAGTTGCAGTTCCGTTTACTGTTAAGTTTCCAGAAACGGTAAGATCTGCTGCATTAGTAACAGTTGCAGCATTAAATGCTTTGTATGCAACACCTTCAAGGACATCACCGTTTTGTGCTCCACCATTTAATACTGAGAACGTCGATCCATCAGTTGCGGTGTAGTCACTAACTTCAATTTGTTTTGCACCGTTGATAAAAAGGTCAAAATAACCTGGAACATATCCAGATGCAAAAGTAAAGTCAGTTGTAACTCCAGTGGGAGTAAAGGTTTGTCTTGCAACTGTGACTGCTGAGTCACCAGGTGCTCTTCCGATATAACCGTTTCTATCTGCCATCAGTTAACTCCTGTCAGAATACTGAGGCTGACATCAACTGCATTTGCGGTATCACAATAAACTCTGAGTTCATCAGTTGCTTCTAACAAAGTTTTACCTGTGTCAGAGATAACAAAAGAACTTCCTGCAGGAATGGGAATCTTACTTGCAATAGCAACTGCACCAGTTGAAGTAACTCCTACACTACTATCAAGAACTTCAACCGTCAGATTGACTGAGTTTTGTGTATTATTGGCAAACGTTCCACCAATAATAATACTCTTGGTTGCTGCAGGAGAAGTATATGAGGTCGTAGGACCAAGGAATCTTACTGTCTGACTGGTTGCACTTGATGTATTTGTAGAGTCACGATCAGTATAAATCGTCGTTCCATCAATCTGAGCAACTCTCGTTCCTGCAATAAAATGTTGGTTATCTACCAAGTCAGAAACGCCAATGCCAGTATTAGCAGTCACTGTAATGGTAGTTCCTGCTGCTCCAATCGTACTGCCAGAGTATGTTGTTACAATCCCCACAGCTCTTGTTATAGAATTTGAAAAAGCTTCTGCCATCTTTCCTTATGCGTTAAGAGTATTTATTGAGATTAACCGCCAAGAGCGATTGCGAGTCCAAGTGAAACACCTGGTTGGATTGTAACAGTTGCAATGCCAGCATTTAAGTCAACAGTTTGAACATTGGTTCCAGTTGTTGTCTTAAAGTCAATCATTGTTGCACCAGCACCGATGAAAGTTCCTTCAGAACCAACACCAACACCACCACCTGTAGCACCTACACGAATTTCTCCGTGCATTCCAGAGTGGATAGAGCAGTTATAATGTAAAATATCAGGTGCATTATATGGAACCTTGAAGGTTATGATGCCAACTGCAGCACCATTATTATCTACACCATCATCATATGCATTGCCAGTTCCAGTCGAATTGACTGTCTTGATATAGAATGGGTGACCAGATGCATTAACTGAGAAACGATAATTCTTACCTCTTGTTAGATAAAGAGTGGGATTATTCGTTGCTTGAGTAAATCCAATTCCAGTTGCGGCAAACTGATATGCAGATGATACATTGTTTGTAATGTCAAACTGCGTATAGATTTCAATATCAGTTGATGTCGTAACACCAGTAACTAAAAGATCTTTTGTGGTTGTAAGACCTGCTATATCAAGTGATGATGCAGTTAAGATACCTGCAGCAATACGGGCATCAGCAATAGTTGCGATTCCCGTGACTAATAGATCTTTAGTTGTCGTTGCAGTGCTGACATTTACAGATGTTCCTGTAAAAATACCTGCTGCTGCATATAATGTCGCAACAGTTGCAACACCACTTACAGTTACATCAGTGATTTCTGTTGTTGCTAATGTTGTAACTCCAACAACATTCAAACTTCCTGCAACATCAACACTTGAATTGATATCAACATATCCACCAAGTGTACTCAGTCCACTGATATTCAGACTTGAACCTGAAATATCAGTCAGAGTAATATCATCAACATTCAGGTCACCTGTGATGCGAACATCACCCTGAACATATAAAGCGGTCGTTCCAGTAGAAACCTCAGAACGAACATCGAGTAGGTATTCGGGTTGTGTTGACCCGACACCTACTCGACCAGGAGATTGATTAACTGTGAGAACTGTTCCACCAGTTCCAACATTGAACTCATTAATAACAGTGGTAATGCCAGTGACATTTAAGTCAGTAGCACCAATACCACCTCTAACATCAAGAGTATTTGCTGGGATTGTGGAACCAATACCTACGTTTTTAGAAGTAGCATCCGCAAGGATTACATCGGTTGCGACTTCTAACCCGTTTTTGACGACAAAATTCTTGTTTACTGCCATTTCGGGTTCACTCTCCCCCGCTTATTTTCTATTATTTATCAGCTCACAATTCTCAAAATTACTTTAGCATCACCAGTGCTTCCACCAAGTTGAGCATCAACAACCGTTACCTCACCATTAGTATATCCCGATCCACCACCTCCACCTCCACTATCTCCACCAGAACCACCAGTAGCACCATTTCCACCTTTTCCACCATTACCAATCAAAGCTCCAGCAGTTTGAATAATATTATACCCATCTTTATATCCTCTAGCAATTGAGGTTGCTGTGTTTGTAATTGATGTGCCGTCAGCAAGCCTGAAAGTAGATCCACTTGTAACATCAGCACAAGCAGCAATGCCTTGATTTTTCCAATAATCACCCTTTGTACATGCTATTGTTCTCCCACCATTGGGAGTTGCTGCTTTTGTATCTGGAGCAATTGCAGTGAGTGTGGTTCCAGATCCAAAAATTCCATCGGAAGGAAGAGTTCCATCAGACACTGCTACACCACCGGCACCAGAATCTCTACCAAAACCAGCAGCACCAGATACTCCAACACCACCACCAAATCCACCTTTACCTGATGCACCAGCATTTCCACCTGCACCGACACAAGCAATCAGAGTTCCTTTTCTGTAAACAAATGGTGTGTTAATTGTTCCAGTAAGTCCTGCAATCACATATTCAACATTTCGTTGCATTGTGAATCTAACTCTAGAATATCCACCTTCTCCTCCAGCATTTCCAGAGTTATCTTCACCTTTTCCACCGAAAAGATCCATTTCAACAGAAAGATCTTTGTCAGGACAATAGAAAGAGTATAAATTCGTAAATCTATTATTATTTGGATCACCTTGTGACACATTAAATTCAACATCACCATTAAATAAATCTACAGTTGTAAAAGTGGCACTCGTTGCTTGACCAATAGCTTCAATATTTACAACATAAGATTCCGCATTATCAACAGCAATATATCGCACAGATGTAGATATTCCTGTAGAGTCAGGAACAGCAGTGCTGCTAACAATACAACGAACTGTTTGAATTCCTACCCTATCAGAATTAATCGTTAGTGTATCGGTATTAGTTCCATTGAAAGTTGTAGTTCTAACAACACTAGTATCTTGTTGAGATCTTCCAGTAAATTTAATATTTACATACCCATCTCCATCATTTCCATATCCATCAAAGTTAAACGTTGCATAATTTGGATCATATCCACTAGCACCACCATTACCACCACTTCCACCATGACTATTGTCAGAACCTCCAGCACCACCGCCACCAGAACCAGGATAGTTGGATGGTTGGGCACCACCGCCTCCACCTCCTCCACCACCACCATCTCCTCCAGGAGTAGAACCCCTATCTCCTGGATCGGATGATGAAGATCCAGATGCCATAGCAGTTTGAACACGACCAAATCCTAAACCAGCACCAATTCCATTTGGTGGACCCTGAGCACCTCTATTCCAAGATCCTCCTCCTCCACCACCGCCACCAGCAGCAACGATAGTGTATCCTCCTTTTACAGAATCATAAACGGCAGTGGCACCTCCACCACCTCCGCCTCCTCCAGACCATCCACCAGGTCCTGCTCCACCACCATCTCCACCTTTTGCATAACTGCTGGCACCACCAGATCCGTATGCCCCAGCATTACCAGAAGATCCACCGTTTCCACGTCTACCAATCTTAAATTCTAAAGTTCTAGATCCATCAACATATGGTAATTTACCTGCTCTTCCTTGATATCCCCCACCTCCTGGACCTCCAGCATCAGATCCACCAGATCCTCCTTGAGCACCAGCAATAGTTAATTCAACATTAGTGGCATTTGTTAAAATAATGCTACCATCACTAGTAAAAGTTCTATCAACATCAGTTTCTACTGTTGTTGATTCTGTAAAAGTTTTTTGAACAGACCCATCAGAAACATCTACACCATCAACTTGCCACTGATAAGAAACTGTCCCGTAAGAACTGTCTGTAAGGTCAGCATTAATAGTAAATGTTGCATTATTACCAGTCAATGCTTGTCTGTTTGATGGTTCGGATATGATTTCAATATCAGGATTGACAGTTATAGTTGCTATTCCAGATTGTAATCGTCCATTAATTGCTTTACCAGTTTGATTTAGTGCAGGAACATAATCTGCTTCCAAATAAAATTTCCTATTGTTATCTCCAGGAGTTTGAGCATCAGATATTGTCAGTGTGGTTGTACCAGTTCCTGTAAATTTAGTATCATCACTCAGTGCCCCAACACCACTTTCATACCATCTATATGAAATAGTTCCAGCATTATCTGGAGTTGCAGTGGTCGCAAATGTAACCGTAGCAATTCCAGATAAGGTAACTGATGCTCCACTTGTGGTTGCGAGTCCGACTGGATTTGTACTAAAAGACAGGATTGGACCGTTAAGGTCCAAATCCGTTTGAACTTTAGGAAATAAGTACTGACTCATGAGAAGTTCTGACCTCCGATGACACCATACAGAGCACCAGTTGTAACTGTGGCAGATGTAATGTTTCTTCCATCAAAGGTTTTGAAGGAATAAATGTCTGACCTACTTGCAGTTGTTGTCACGATCGGAACTGTTCCACCTGGCCAATAAACAGGAACTGAATTTCCACTGGCATTCTTAAATGTATCTATACCAACAGAATGACCACCAGTTGAATCTTGATCGATTCTCAATGTGAATGATGTGGATCCTACAGGTGGGTTTGTCAATACAAATGCATTGATCGCACCAGTTGCAGTGCAGATGAAGGATTGTGCAGAAGAAAGATCAACAGTGACTTCATTAGAAACTGCTGTCAGATATGCAACATTCTCAGAGTAGGTCTTGAATTTTGTATGACCTTGAACATCAAGTTTTGCAGTTGGGAGAGTAGAACCAATACCAACCGATCCAAATCCAACATTTGTAGTAACAATTGTTCCTGCAGATCCAACATTCAATGTGGTTGCAGTGATAACTCCAACCGTGATCTTACCTGAAGAATTACGAATATCATAATTGCCAACGACTGTGCTGAATCCAGTAACCGTAAGATTATTGGCAGTGATGATTCCAGAGAATCTTGCTTCAGATCTTACAATCAATGTAGTTCCAGATGCACCAACCGCACCAACAGTCAGGTTTGCATTTTGATCAGGAACTGTTGTACCAATACCAATCTGAAGGTTATCATTTTGATAAATGCCCGTTCCAAGACCAGAATTGACTCCACTCCAAAGACTGTCAGTGGCAAGATTGGTTAAACCAGAACCATCTCCAGTAAATGCCGTTGCAACAATAGATCCACCAAACTTAGATTCACCAACAACATGAAGTTTGAATCCGTTCGCAGTCGTTCCAATACCAACACCATCATTGTCTGCACAAACAAGAGATGTGCCCGATCCAACCTTCAATGCACACTCACCAGCACTAGTGGTTGCAATTCCAACGGTGTCAAAGATGACATCATTGGTTCCTAAATTAAGACTTACACTTCCAAAACGTCTCCATGCACTATTACTAGTGTAAACCCAACCAATGTATCCACCATTAGTTGGATTTGCATTATAAACAACGTCACCGGGGTTACCTGCAAGAGAAGGTGTTGCAATACCAACAGTATACTTTCTAGAAACTGTTGCATCACCCTGAAGGAAAATGTTATTTGACTCAAGTCCCTTATCAGAGTTTACCGTGACCTTGTTATTGACAACAAGAGGTCCATTAAACTTAGAAATAACTTTATTATCAGGACCACCTTCAACAGAAATTGAACGGCTAAAGATACCTTCAACTGGTTCAATAACGTTCAGGTTTGCAACCTTACTAATATCTTCACCTTCAACTGTTTGAATTGGGGTGTCAAAGATTTCCTCTCTACCAGTAATCGTGCTAAGACGTTTGTTACCAGAGTAAGAAATACCCTTGTCATTCATTCCAGTGTAGAAGTTAATTCCACCTTCTCTCTTAGTAGATTGTGCTAAAAGTTCTTCATCAACACTGATTGCACGATCTTGCTTATCTGGGAATGCAGTGGAGTAGTTACCAGGACCAAATCCAACATATTCAAATGTGTGACCAGAAGCACGAATAATAGAGTGTCTTCTAAGTTCGATTGGTTCAACTCTGACTTTCTTGATTACAGAATTGAGTGCATGAGACGTTGCCTTTGTGCCAAGAATACCACGGAAGACATATAGTGGATTAGATCCAGTGGTAGTCGTCTTGACTCTCATCAGTTCACCACCAATCATTAAATAATCACCAATGTTGATATCAAGATCAGCAATGTTTTGAAGACTGACCTGATCTGTAGATGCGTTTGAGATAGCAGAAGAGATAGTGGTTGTAATTCCTGCATAAGTAGGAATCATTCTACCACCAACGTTTTCATTATCTACAGTAATGTTACCATCATGAGATGAAACACCTTCTGGGAGAGCAAAGATGGTCCCAGTTGCTGTCGGTGCAACTGTCGTGACACCCAAATTAGCTTCAAATGATGTGAGAGAGTTAACCTTAGTAACAACAAATGATCCATTATATTGAGTTTGACCAGCACCAGTAATAATTACCTTATTATCAACTGACAGTCCATGACGATTGACTGTGGTAATGGTCGTTACACCAGATGTGTTGTAAGTGAAGGTATTAACTCTTAAAGCCTCACCTGTCAGATAAACATATGCATCAGTACATGCAGTAGCACCAACACCTGTGATGTTTCCTACTAAAGAACTGTCAGAAATTGAACTTGCTGCAGAAACACTGATTGTTGTTGCCGCACCTACTCCAACACCAGTAATTCTATAAAGTTGATTATATGCTTGATAAGAGTTTGAACTGACTCCAGTGACTCTAATAACATCACCGACGTTATCATAAATTTTAGTTACTTCAACAACACCGTTAGTATAACCAGATGTTCCATTTGTTGTAATTCCTGTAACGGCAAGAGTATTACCAATTCCATATGCAGAACCACCATCCATGATGGTCACACTGCTAACTTGATTAGATGCAATTACAACTTTTGCTGTTGCATGTTTTCCTGTTACTGAAGACCCAATGGATATCAATCTTGCATTGTAATAAGTTCCATTACTATATCCAGCACCAACATCATTGACTTGAACTTTAGTCAGTCTGTTGAGTCCATGGTCATACGAGGTATGAATTGTGTGAGCAGCACCAGCAGATGAGAAAATATCAGTGATCGCAATACCAACACCATTGTCAATACGAAGTTTTTCGTTAGTTTCTCTTGTAATACTATTTCTACTATCATTAACATCGACTCTACCTACTAGATCAGAAGCCGCAAAGCACTTAGATGCATTTGGATCAGAAACAGGATTGTCTCTACTAATTTGTGGGAAGAGCTCCTTAACTGGTTGAGAATATTTGTCGTTAGTAAAAGGTGCTACTGTTGGAGTATTAGATGCATTCAGAATATTCAAATAATATACACCGTCTTGCTCTCCCGTGACATATTTCTGTGCTTCAGACAATCTATAGACATAGTAAGTTTCAGAATACTTTTTACGTTTGAAATAAGGTAAAGAGGTAGTTCTGTTTGAAGTATTTGTATTGAATGTTCCTGGATTTGTTGAAAGTCCAATGCTAAATTGTTTTGCACTGGAAATGCCAGTAACATTGAAAATTCCATTAAATCCAGAGTTTCCAACACCAGCAGTGTTTCCTGTACTAATAATGTTTTGAATTTCAACTTGAGATCCAACCTTCAGATCGTGAGGAAGTTCTGTAACAATATTAGCAGTAGATCCAGACCAATTCGCATCAGCAATAAATCTAAAGTTTCTTTGTTGATTGATATTAGAAAGAGACCCTGAACCAAAGTAGGTTTGAATCTCACCATCAGTTGCACCAATGG